ATCCCTCTCCTGAGCGCGTGCTGATCACGAACGCCGCCTATATCGCCGGCCACTGGATGCTGGGCGCGTATCTCGATCGCAAGGCCGAGGCGCCGGTGGACTTCACGGTGACGGCTGAAGCAGACGTGGCGCGCAAAGAGCGATTCAGGTTCCTGCGCACGCTCTACCAGTTCGCAACGGTGTTCGGGCATGGCCTTGCTGTCACCGGCAACGAGGCTCGCGGGATCAAGCCGTTCAGCAGCTACGAGTGCGGAGCAAGGCAATGAAGAAGTCCTTCACCAGCATCGACGACATCATGCATCCCGGCGAAGTGTCTCGCTTGGAGCGCCAGCTGCTGGATTACCAGATCAGCTGCTTGGACAAGATGATTCAGGCGATTGATCGGCCGAGAGACCCCCTCGCCGCCACCAAAGCCGTCGCGTTTGCGGAGGATGCAGTGCACGACTCGTACTTCGAGCTGAGCACGACTTTCCTTGAGCGCTCCGAAGTCATAGCTGCCCGAGACCAAGTCCGCCGCATCGCCGCCGCGGGGATTGAATCGAAGGAGAGCCAGTGATGACTCAAGATAAACAAGGATTCTTGGTTGCTGTGACCAGCCCTGAGGGCCTCACAAAATGCGTGGGGCACACGATCGCTTGGGCTAATGGGTTAAACAGCTACGAAAGATTGGAATTCTGCTCGCGCGAGTACGCCCAGGAGCATATCGATAATCCATGGACCGCCGCCAACGGAAGAAAGGCAGCGGGATGGAAGGTCGAAATTGTAGAGGCTCCCATTTTGCCGCCTCGGAGGGTTTTCGGATGACGACCACCATCCGCATCGCCGTCACGCAAACCAAATCCGGCAAACGCGGCTACGCGCTCCGCACCTTCAACCAGCACTCGCAGGCATGGCAGTGGATCGGCGAGATCCACACCGGGCCCATGCGGTGGGCGCGAGTGCAGCGGGCGCGGGCGGAGTTGATCGCCGATCTGAACGATATGCAAGGGAGGGTGACTCAATGAGCTTTTTCGCAACAATTCCGGCGATAGACATCAAACGTCTTTTGCCATTCCTGGACTTTACAGACTTTCGCCTCTGGTGTGCATTGATTCGTGTCGAGCCGATATCAAACGGCGGCTGCGTTCTTGTGGCGACTCAGGGCCACTACTTGGCAACTATGCGGAGCCAAGCAACAGCCTTAGAGGCTTTCTCACTTCAGATGAGCCCGCGCTTCGCGAAAGCACTCCAGACCGAGTCACTGTGGGACGCGGAAGTTGTTGTCGAATCCATAAGTCAGCCCGCAAAGATCATTCGAGCCGGTCAGGTCGTTTACATCCACCCAGGTAGCCCGGTGTCAGATTTCGAGTTCCCGCAGTGGCGCAAGGTTATACCAGCTGATGAAGACCTGTTACCAGGGCTCATTGATGCGTTTGACCCCAAGTACATTTCTCGCGCGCTTCGATTCGTTCGCTGGGAAGGCGGCGACTACGACGAAAACTCCGTTAGATTTTTCCACAAGCCAGACGGTCCGAGCGTCATTCGCAAGCGCTCCATGAGCGTGACTGTCATGCCAATGAAGAATCAGGACTTCACCGGCGCCGGTGAGTGGCTGAAGCCATGAACGCCCTCGCCAAAGTCGCCACCAGGGATGTCGTAGACGACCGCGACGAGCTCGTAACTCTCCACGACGGCAGCCGCCTCGAGATCATCTACACCTACCTCGGCCCCGGCGACTGGATTGCGCAACCGGACGACAACGAGCTGTGCACGCGATGGGGCGCGACCAAAGAGGACGCCCGCGACATGGTGATCGAGGCGGTGAGCGAAGAGCGCGGCATCTGCGAGGAGTGCCGGCTGGGGTTGATTTGTGAGGTTTGCGATGTGGAGGTGATGCGATGAGCACGAGATTTACGCCGGGGCCTTGGAATCTGATTGACGAAGAGGTATTCGGCGAGAACGGGACGTGCGTCATCGCCTCCGTCATGCAGCCAGAAGACTTTCCTTGGCTCGATGGCGACTTCAATTCGGAAGAGGAAGCCTCCGCGTCAGAATCTAGACTGGAGGATGAATGCGACGCCAACGCCGCACTGATCGCCGACGCGCCGGAGATGTACGACCTGCTGCGCCTGATCGTCGACAACATCAAGGGCGGTCCATCTGCTCTCCTGTTGGAGAAGGCAGCAAATCTCCTCGCCCGCCACGAACACAAGGACGAAGCGAAGTGAATACCCTGCTCACACCCTCCGCCGACAACCCTGCCCAGCTGCGCCTGGTCGGCAACAAGGACCTAGCCGGCATGGCACGCACGAAAGTGATGGCGCTGCCGCTGACTCACGTGTGGCTCATCGCGCTGGTGTTGGAGCTGTCGACCCGCATGGAGTCGATGACGGATTACTATCTCGTGAACGGGCCGGTCGCGGATGACCAAAGGCAGCTGTCATGAGTGCGACTTGGCGCAACGTCTACTGGACTCACATTGGCGGCATCTGGAACGACCCGGAGTCGCCTGAGATCTTCGAAAGCAGAAAGGGAGTCTATGAGTATTGGAACGGCCACCGACTTATGCCATGCGTCGGGATGCAAGAGGCTGAAGCAAGCCACGCTTGGTTCATCGCCCCGGGTGGCAAGTCAGAGTGCTTGTACAACAAGCTGACCAAGAAGATTGCACTGGAGACTGCTCGATGACTGACGTGAACCTCGAAGACGCGGAGCGGGTGGCTAAAGAAATACGTCACCTGGGTAGTCTCGCCATCTGGTCGCAGTACTACGGCACTTTCATCTCCGCCGCAGCCCTGCTCCGCAAGATCCCGGAGTTGCGCATGCAGTGGCAGCCGATTGAAACGGCTCCAGATGGAGAACCCGGCTGGGATGTCGGCAGTCGTGAACCTGGCCCTTATTTCCTTGGACTCGTGGACCAGAAGTACTCAAAGACTCGACGCTACAGGATAGCCCGCAAGCGATGTTCAGACGGATATGCCTTCTGTGACATCGACGGAGACACCTATTACGTCTATGACTTCTTTACTCATTGGATGCCGCTGCCAGGAGCACCGCAATGACTCCCCTCCAATTCGAACACGCCCTGAACGAGCGAACGCTGCGCTTCCGGCAGTCGCTAAACCGTGCCGCCCAGTGCATGAACATGGCGCATGACTCACTTGAGCGAGCGCTGATCGCCAGCCGCAAGAGCAGCCTCCGCCTCGCCGCATCCATCATCCGCCTGCAGCGCTGTTTGGAGGCGCATGGTTATGAGTGAGTTCTTCGAGTATGCAACCAGCAATGGCCTGCTTGTCTTCATCGGTGTGATATGGCTCATCGAGAAGATTGGCGAAGCAGTTGCTGCAGTCGTAAAAGCATGCAGAGGGCGAAAATGAGCAACGAACTGAAATCGATCTGCTACCCCTTCAAATCCGAGCACGCCGCATCATTGCGGGCGGTTGGCCAGGAGCTGGCGAGCAAGCCACTGCGCTCGTGCAAGGCTCATAGCTGTCTTGTCGGCCTGCTGCTGCTCAACCTGGCCGACATGATCGACGAGAAATTCAGCCGCGGGAATGTTGTCGAGTTTAGGCCGCGGCAGCCGGAGCCGCCGAAGCCGGCCGCATGAACTGTAAACACATCACAGAGGAAATAGAGACCATGGCCGTACCAGATAATCGATTGCCGGCAGCCGCCGAGGTGAGCTTCCAGCAGATGGAGCGCATGGCGAATACCGTGGCAAAGTCCGGGATGTTCGGCATGAAGACGCCGGATCAAGCGCTTACGCTCATGGCGCTAGCGCAGGCCGAGGGAATCCATCCGATGACTGCGGTGCGCGACTTCCACATCATTGAAGGCCGCCCGGCGCTGAAGGCCGACACGATGCTGGCTCGATTCCAGCAGGCCGGTGGTCGCGTCGAATGGCTCACGCTCACCGACAAGAAGGCAGAGGCGAAGTTCTCGCACGCTTCAGGCGGAACCATCACGATCGATTGGACAATCGAGCGCGCTCAGGCTGCGGGGCTGGCCGGGCGCAACGTCTGGAAGTCCTACCCGCGCGCCATGCTCAGAGCTCGCCTGATCAGCGAAGCAATCCGCACGGTCTTTCCAAGCGTCATCGCCGGTGTATACACACCAGAAGAGATCCTGGACCTTGACCCTGAGATTCCGGTGAGCAAGGAACAGGCGATCCAAAGTTTCGACAGGCCTGGTCTGCTGCAGTCCATCGTTGATGAGTGGCTGCAGCAGATCAAGGAGTCCTCCACCGAGAAGGATCTGCGCGAAGCAATCAAGGGGGCGATGAGGGAAGCCAAGGAGAAAGGGGACACTGAGCGCATCGGAGTGTTTACGCTGGCCTATGACGCGCAGCTGGAGCTGATCAGAGAGGCTGCCGCGAGGGCCAAGGCTGAGGCACAGCAGGAGGCTCCGCAGTCATGAGCGTTCGTCTGTACGAAATGACAGCGCAGTACAAGGCGCTGGAAGACCTAGAGTCATCCGAGGATCTTCCGGCCGAACTGATCCGAGACACCCTAGAAGCGCTTCAGGGGGACCTGCAGGACAAGTGCATAAACGTCGCCAAGTTCATAGGCAACTTGGACTTGACTGCAGAGGGAATCGAGTTTGCCGCGAACAGGATGAAGGCTCGAGCGGCGGTGCTCAGGAAACGCGCGGAGTCTCTCCATGCGTACTTGCAGATCAACATGCAGGCATGCGGGATTTCAAAAGTGGAGTGCCCGTACTTCACGCTGCAACTGAAGAAGAACCCGCCAACAGTCATCATAGACCACGAGGCGAGCATCCCGGAGAAGTTCTGGCGCCAGCCCGATACGCCGCCCAAGGTCATCGACAAGAAGTTGATTGCTGCAGCCATAAAGGCAGGTGAAGAGGTACCAGGATGCCACCTAAACAACGGCGAGCGACTGGAGATAACGTCATGACCTGCCCCATCCCCCAATGCGCCGCCCAAATCCGCTGGCACAACCGGCTCTGCGCCCAGCACGCGCGCCACGTTCCGCCATCGCTGCAGATGGACATCTATCGCCTCGCTTCGCGCCTGGTGGTAGCAAAGAGCCCTTTCATCATCCGGGAGTACGGCCGAAAGTACCGGCAGTGCCTGAGCCAAGCCGTCGCCGCGGTGATGCCGTCATGAGCGCCATGCCAGTCCGCCGCGACTACGACGGAAAATTCGTCGTCGAAGGCTATGAGGATCTTCGTTTCTCCACCGAAGACGACGCCGAGCAGGCCGCCGAGATGTGCCTGCACTACTACATCGACCGCATGTCCCGCGAGATTCAGCAGGAGTCTCGCTATCGCCGGGCGGCGGAGAGGGCGAAGGGATGAGTGACTCTGAACAACGCGCCGTCCACCGCCGCGAGCTCGTAGAGCGAGACTGGGCGCTGTTCGTGGCCAGCAGTCAGGCGGTCGTGAATGCGATCGACGAGCTGTTTCCAGAGGGGCATGGGTTCTTTGAGATGAAGAAGATTGTAGAGGAGAAGCCATGAACGATTTTGCTATCAGTGACGAAAGGCTCGCCGAGATCGGCGCCAAGAGTTACGCCGAGGCCATCGATCGCGATTGGCACGAGTTGCTATTGTCCATATCCGAGCGCACCACCTCCCTCGCCGACCTCGAGCAAGCCGTCTCCGACTCGGCGGTGGAGATTGCGAGGCTGACGAAAGAGCTTGAGCAGCTGCGCAGGCCGGTGGAGGTGGAACTTGTAGGCGAGGATTACGCGCTTATCCAGGAGATCCGCAACGATCCCCTCGTCTCATATCCGCACTCGAAGCTGAAGAAGTTGCTTCGAATCTACGACTCCCTCGCCCAAGACCACGTCAAGACCGTGAATGCGTGGCAGGTGCAGATGGGGTATGCGGAGCGGTACAAGATGATGCATCGAGTTGCCGAGGATCAGTTGAATGCGCAGATCGCGACGACCGGTGAGTTCCGGACAATGTTGCGCGAGGCATGCGAGGAGCGCGACGAGGCGCGGGAGGCGGTGCGGAGGCTACGAACGCAACTCACAGAGGCGCTCGAGGATATCGAGCAATGGGCCGGTTATGCCTCGGAGTACTTCCAAGAAAAGCACGACTTGACCGGATGCTTGCAAAGACATCGCGCCGCCCTCGCCCAGCCGCAGGCGAAGACTGATCCAGGTAGCCCATGGGCGATCAAGTTCTGCGAGTACGAGGATTGTGACGGCGATCCCGCTCCGGGCAGCACGCTATGCCAAGGACACATTGACGACAACGCGCGCATTGCAGCCGAGGAGCAGCAGCGTCGCGCCCAGCCGCAGGGGGAGCAGGAGGCAGGAGAGCGGTAATGGCTGAGCTGACCGCCGCGAAGGTGGGCGATTTCGTGTGTGTAGATCGGCCATATCTACCGACACTGCGGTATGAAGTGGTCAACGTCACCAATTCAGTGGTCCACGGACTTTGCCGTGATGCATCCGGTGACTGGAAATGTGAGTTCAGGCGACGTGACGGTCTCATCAAAGGGCGCGTGCGCTACAAGGCATTCGGGTATCTGGAGGGTGGAAAGTGAGTCACTTTTGGGCAAATGAAGTCGCTGAACTCCGCGCCCGCATCGAGCAGCTGCAAGATGAGATGAAATCGCGCGCAGTCAGATTCGAGAGGCTGTGCGCAGATTTGACCGAGAAGGACTCCGAGATTTTTCGCCTCTCCGTCGAGAACGCGGAGCTGAAAAGCGAACTCCAGCAGTCGCGCAATGCGCGTGACCTGCTTTACTCCGAGAACGCGGGGCTGAGGGAGGCTATCGACGACATGCTTATTGTCTTTGGGCGGCCACATAAAGAGGAATACGTGGATGGCGGCGCCAGCTACAAGATGGCATGCGACGCGGTTTCAAAGGCTCGCTCAGCGATAGGAAAAAAATGATGCAGAAGTACACGATCCTTCATTTCACGAAGCCGACTGAAATTTACATGGCCAGTGAAGTTGAGCCCGAACTCGCCCGCCTCCGCGAACGCGTGGCGGAGCTGGATGAGCGAGATTCTCTGCTGCTGGAGGCGGTGCGGTGGCTACTAGATAACGGGGTGGGCTCATGCGGAGAAAATCTTTACCAGCATTTCGGAAATTCAGAGCCTATCGAGCCGCCCGCCCACCTCGCCCCGCTGATCGCCGAGGCGGTGAAAGGAGATGAGCATGGCTGAGCGCACACAATTGCAGGCAATGGCGAAGCGTGTATGGGAATCGCTGCTTGATGCCGAGGGTCACTTGAGCGACTTGCGCAACGTCGACGGCGGCGAAGATCCAGCGCATCCAGTCGGCAGGCGGCTAGATTATGTTTTCGAGGAGCTTGCCCAGTTCATGCACGAGGACGACTGCGATGAGTGAGCGGACGAGCGCGGATGATTTCGGCGAGGACTACTACGATGACGACGACGCGGCCTGCTCCTGGTGCGGCGGCGAAGGCATCCAGGAGAACGATGACCCTCTTTGGCACGGCTTCGACAAGGACTGGATTCCGTGCGAGTGCTGTAACGGCACTGGCTTACGGAAGCATCAAACTGTTTTCTGACAGCGAGCGGGGCGGGTGAGGTATGAGCATTCAGTACATTCGCGACACGTATGGCGTTCCAGCCAAGCGCGGTGGCCGTATCCGATTCACTGGCAACGATGGGAGCGAATATCCCGGCGAAGGCATAGAAGGTGTGATAGTTGGAACGCGCAACGCGCGCCTTCGCGTCCGCTTCGACGGATCAAAGAGGATAGAGAGCCTGCATCCGACGTGGATGGTTGAGTACCTTCCTCCCCTCGCCCGCCCTCTGACGGATGAGCAGAAGACATGAGTAAAGGCTGTCCATTCTGTCGCGGTAGTTTCGTGATGTGCTTTCAAGTCGAGTGCGCACGATGCCGCAAGGCCGGGTGCAGCAATACGCACGAGATGGAAGAAGGCGACGATTGGGAATGCTCGTCTTGCAATGAACGGGAGAATGAGAGGGAGGCGGCGTGCGGATGAAATACTTCGTTACATTCGAGGTCTTCGCCTCGACAACAATCGAGGTGCATGCCGACTCAGAGGAGCAGGCTCGTGAGCAGGCCTGCAAGCGCGTGCATGTGTCTCTGTGCCATCAATGCGCTAGCGATCTGAACATCGATGACGTCGGCGAAATCACCCATGTTGAGGAGGCGGGCGGATGAGCAACGACGAAGCAAAGCGCCTACTGGGCTGGATCTACCACCGCTCGCGCAATGGGCTGTTTTCCTTCAAACGCAGCGAGAGAGACAAAGCCTTGAGCGACATCAATCACTTCTGCGCGAAGTATCACGCGTGCTGGGATGGGCATGCTGCGAAGACTGACCCGAACCATGAGTGGATGGGAGAGCGGCCTTGATTTGCTACCACGGGCTGCCGATGACTCCTGCCGCGGACATGCTTCGCGCCATGGCCGGCCGTCACTGCATGGTCAGCTACGAGGATCACCGGCAGATCGAAGATGCCGCCGAGATCTGCGCCTCAGTGGTGTTGGACAACGGCGCATTCAGCGCCTGGCGCGATGGTCGTGTGCATGACTTCGATGGCTACCAGCTGTGGGCGCAGAAGTGGGTCAAGCACCCGTGCGTCGATTGGTGCGTGATCCCTGACGTGATTGGTGGCAGCGAGGACGACAACGACGCGCTGCTCTATGACTGGGAGATGTGTGACGCGGCCTCAGTCCCGGTCTACCACATGCACGAGTCACTGGAGCGCCTAGAGCGGCTGGTATCGGACTACCCACGCGTGGCGCTGGGCTCAAGTGGCGCCTACGCAGATCCAGGCTCAGCGGACTGGTGGGGGCGCATGAGTGCCATGATGGAAGTGATTTGCGACCACGAAGGGATGCCTCGCTGCAAGCTGCACGGTCTTCGCATGCTTGATCCAGTGATATTCAGCCACCTGCCATTGTCGAGCGCTGACAGCTGCAACGTGGCGCGCAACGTCGGGATCGACGCCAAGTGGAACGGACCGTATGCGCCGAAGTCCCGCGCCTCACGAGCTCTGATCATGATGGACCGCATCGAGTCCCACGCGAGCGCGCATCGCTGGTGCTGGCAGTCGAGCGGCGTTCAACAAAACATGGAGCTAATTGGATGAGCGATATCGATCAGACATTGACGTCAAAGCAGCGTCTGTACGGCGATTATGTCTACGCGGCAACAATCAGCCAAGAGATCAAGAACGTGATGCATCACGGGCTGCGCTGGAAAGACCTGACCTCGGAGCAACGCGAGTCGCTCGACATGATCGCCAACCGCATCGGGCGAATACTCGGAGGCGATCCAAACCACTACGAGTCGTGGCACGGCATATCAGGATTCGCGGAACTCATTGCGCAGCAGCTGAAGCCATGACCTCCCTCACCCTGCCGGCGGAGCGCGGATGAGCAAACACACGCTCCTGGTCGATGTGTATCCGTGTCCGTGGCCGATGACCAAGGCTGGCGCGCCTCGCAAGAACGTCATGCCGGTGCACTACGCGCCGTATACCCCGCTGCAGGACTGCGAGCGATGTCAGCGACGCAGTACGCCGAAGCAGGTGCAGTACCGTGCTGACCTGAGCCTGACGCTGTGCATGGCTTGTTGGAACATACTCCGGCCGCTATCTCGCGCACTCGACGAAATCGAAGCACTTCGGAAACTCTGTCGCAAGATTGAACGGGAGGCAAAGGCTCATGGCTGACCAAGGCACGATGTGCAGATTGCGCGAGGTGCTTTTCGAGACGCTGGAAGGCGTCAAGACTGGGGCCATCGACGCGAACCGCGCCAAAGCTATATCTCAGGTGGCACAGACACTGCTCAACTCGGTTCAGACTCAGATCGAGGTGCGCAAGCTGGAGTTGTCCAGCAAGCAGTCATTCAGTCCCGGCATGCCACTGGTCGGAAACTCGAAGCCTCAGCCCAGTTCGTTCGGCGCCTCTTTGCTTGAGGGCACCAAGGAACATGAACTGTCGCCAGAGGCGAAGGCCAACCGGTTGCGCGGGCTGTGAGCAATACATGCGACTCGCCAACCTCAAGGAGTTCCGCCGGCTGATATACACACCCGACTCGGCGCCCGCCGAGAGCACCCTGCGCGCGCAGATCAGCAGAGGCGAGATTCCCGGGGGTAAGCGCCACGGGGCACGCTACTACGTGGATTTGGACGAATTCTTGCGCGTTTCAGCCGCGGGCAGTGACCTGCACCAGCAGCACGCCGAGACCTCGAAAGCGCCCGAATTGGAGGGACTGCTGTGATCTCGATAGACTCGGCCGCCATGGGGCGTCCGAAGAAGTACAACCTGCCCGAGAACGTGACATACGACCAGCAGCGAAACCGCTGGGTGGTGCGCAATCCCGTGAACGGCAAGCGTAAGAGATTCGAAACCGAGGCGGCGGCCGTCAAGTCGGGTGAGGCTCTGAACAAGTGGCTGGCGGAACAGCGGCTGCTCGACGCGCTCGACACCGGGCTGCCGACAATCGGCGGGCTGGTGGCGAAATGGGAGACCGACAAGCTCCAGTTCATGCCCTGGGACGCTGGCACGCGCTCGAACATGCTCCACAAGATGCGCCGGATTGCTCGCGAGCTCGGTCCCCGCCCGATCGCGCGGACTGACTGCATGTTCCTCGAGGAGTGGCTGGCTGGGTTCTGCTCGAGCGCGGACGTGTTCAACAAGTGGCGATATGCCCTGGTGCTGCTTTGGAAATTCGCGGTGAGCCGAAAGCTTGCAGCTACGTGCGAGCCCGAGAAGATCGAGCCTCGCAGCACCTCGAAAAAGCTGGAGGCAAACAAGAAGACCCGCCAGCAACTCGACCTGCAAGGCTTCCGGGCGATCCATGAGCGGGCCCCTGCATGGCTCCAGCTGGCCATGGATCAGTCTCTGGTGACGCTGCAGTCGCGCCTTGAAGTCTGCAACATGCGGCACGCCGACTACCGCGACGGGCATCTCTTCGTCATTCGCGACAAGGTGAGTGGCGACTCGGATATGGCTTTCATCAAGATCGCCATCACGGCACAGCTCGATGACCTGCGTCGCCGATCACTCCGCAGCGGCATTGCCTCGCCATTCCTGGTGCACCGCGCGCCAGACCGGCGCCGGCGCGAATGGACGGAAGGCAAGCCGCACTGGACATACGTGGTGCCCGACTACCTGAGCAAGGCCTTCGCAGATGCGCGTGATGCAGTGGAGCGTTTCGGCAACATGCCCACCGGCGAGCGGCCCACGTTCCACGAGATCCGAGGTCTCGGTGCCCGCCTGTATCGATCTCAGGGTATGCCCGAGGATGCTATCCAGGCGCTGATGACCCACGCGCACCAGCGCACCACGCAGATCTATCTGGACCGCGGGGAACAGGCTCTCACCGATGCGGATTACCACCCCGTAACGGCACCGATGGTGATCTCAGATCTGAAGCGGTGATCTGGGATAATGGGACATACCGAGTTTGTCCCATATTTGTCCCAGTGATCTCTAAGTCACTGAATTTGGAGCGGGAAAAGGGGCTCGAACCCTCGACCTCAACCTTGGCAAGTTTGCGAGCCATCGACGCTATCCGGCTGTCCGCACTCGTATTTCCAGACAAATGCCGGCCGGCAGAAATCGCAGACTTGCTCTGTCCAGGCAGGCTGGTCGACGATTCGCCAATGACCCCGCCAGACCCCGCCTTCGAATGGTCGCACCTGCTGCCGGACGGCCGCATCGTCACCAACCTCACCGCCACCCGCGAGGACCTCCTGCAGGTCCTGCGGGACCTCAAGGCCGATGCCGCCGAGCGACTGGCGAACGCGCACCACGAGGCCATCCATGCGCGGCGGCTCTGGGCCGAGCGGCAGGTGGCCGCCGGCAACCGGTGGCCGAAGCTGCCGCCGCACTGATCAGGATTAATTGCGCAAATAAACCTTGACTCGTGCATTTACCTGCGCAACAATCTCTGCGCGGTCAATCAAGACCAACGCCACGCCGGGGCGGGTACCGGTGGAGAGATCAGATGAGCGCTTACATACTTCTCGACCGATTTGTCCTCAATGGCCAGCACATCATCCGAGCCCAGCACTCGCCCAGCGGAGAGTGCGTGGATGTGATGGTGGCTTCCGAGGATGCGCGCATTGCCGGCGCTCACTGGGGCGGCTCGGTGATTCCTGTCGTGCGCCGCGACGGTCAGCTCTGGTACTACCGGGATCCCGCCGAGGCCGACCCAATGACCGATGAGGAGGTCGAGGACATGGAGACTCGCCTGCGTCGTGCGGCCGCACGCAAGATCGCGCCGAACGCAACCGATGAACAGATCGATGCCATCTATCGGCGGTCGATGTCGCAGAATCAGCGCATCGCGGCCATCCGCGCACTGGCTGGCTGAGCATTCCGCCCTGCCTCTCTGCGGAGGGGCAGGACTGCCAGAAACGGGCGGTGAGCATAAATCGGAGAGAAGAGATGACCCACAAATCCGATGCATATATCGAATACGTCCAGGCGATCAGAGATCTCAAGGTGCTGCCTGATCGGGCGGCGACAGGGCAATTGCGGGGGCCAGGCGAATACGGCGCGGAATGGGAGCGATTGGATACGGCGCGGAGGAAAGCAGCCGCGCAACTCAGTGTCGAGGAGCTCAGGGAGGCTTACGCGCGAGCTCAATACGCCTGCTGAACATTCCGCCATGGGAGGCAGGCCTGCGCTGCCGACCCATGCCGGAGTGACAGTCACTCACAGCGAGCAGGCCGCGAGTAGCCGAGCGGAGATAATTATGAGCAAGCAACTGCTGATGATTGGAGATCAAGTCAGGGTCATCACCCGGCACGCGAACGGTGTCGAGAATTGGACAGGCGTGCTGCGCGATCTGGATTCGAAAACCGCATATGTGACGCGCGGCCAGGAAACGGTGCGCACCGCGGTCCCGCGCGGGGACGTGATGAGCCTCGCGGACCGGAGCCCTGCCGAGATGGGCCAGATCGCAGAAAATCCGATCGAGGTGCACGCGTCCTGGCAGGTAGGCGTATGGAGCTGGCGCCGGTTTGCATCGATCGACGATGCCAACGATGCGCTCGCATCTCTGCGTCGGTCGTTGACGCCCTCATACATCGAGTCGCAGAGCGATCCCTTGATTTCCGTGGGCACCTACTCGCGTCGCGGCTGGAGATGGTAAATGCCCCAATTCACCCGACAAGGCAGCAGGCCTCTAACTGCTGCCGCGTACGAGCGGGCCGCGGCCAAGGCGCAGGACTTGGCCGAGAACGTCGCCATCCTGGCGCGGCAAGCTCACAGCGAGGACGCCAGCGTGCGCACGAAGCAGCGTCTGACTCAGGCCATCCACTCTCTATCCATGCACTGCCGGCGTCTATCAGAGCGTCACAGGGGCATGAGCTACGCGCAGGTGGTGGCGGAGGAAGATCGGCAGTGATCAGCCTGAGCAAGAGCAAGGCCAAGAATGCCGCCCGCCTGGGCGGCATCGAGCTGCTCGTTATGTGGCCGGACGAGCTCGGTGATGCGCCCACCGATATCGGCGAGAACAAGGAGCGCGACGCCAACGAGCGTGAGCGCCGCTATGCCCGAGGCCTGGTGCGAGATACCTGCCGCGAGCATCGCTGCTCAGTGCTAGCCGTGCGCGTCGTCAGTCGGATTAGCCAGCTCGCCGTCGACCAAGGCGCCTATCGCGCGCACCTGTCAATCCACATCGTCGGCGATGATTGGGCCGACAAGACGATCGAGACAGGCACACGGGGAGTAGAGATGCGCCACGTGCCACCTGGGCGGCCCGAGGTTGGCGCTGGCCGCCGACCGCGAAACATCATGGTCTCAGATGAGGTATACGCGATCCTTCAGCGCGTTGGAGAGGGTCGGGCGGCTGAGGGGCTGGAGAAAATCGCAAGGAGCTACGAGAGATGATCGCAACCCTGATCCTGCTCACCGCCACCGCGCTGCCCGCCTCCTGGGAGCTGCGCACCTCCGTCGACGTCGGCTACTGGCGCAAGGATTCGACCACGCCGGCGCTATCGCTCGAGCACTGCGAGCAGATGCGCGATTACTGGGTCTGGACCTGGGGGCCGATCGTGCGCGGTGAGCGTGGCAAGAAGTCGGTGAGGTGCGTCAGGGTTGGGCTCACGAAGTCACCGCGAGGACGATGAGCGCCGAGAGGGCGAACACCATGAGAACGCCCCATACCTTCCGCTTCATTTCGCGACACCCTTGAACTTCTCGGCGGTGCGAAGCGACCCTAGTCCAAGCATGCCGCCGAGCAGAGTCAGCAGGTCGCCCAGGTCGAGGTTCGGCGGCAGGGGCACTGCCCAGATACCGGAGCCCCACGAGAGCAGCGGCTGCAGCAGGAACTGATACGCCAGCCCTAGCACGCACACGTAACCGCACAGAGGGCGCCACGAGCTCGCGAAGGCATTGCCGCTGGCGGCTTCGGCCTTGTTGACTTCGATCTGCCCAAGGTCACGTGCCAGCTGCGCATCAAGCTCCTTGAACTCGCCGGTCTGCTGCAGTTCGAGCAACTTCATCTGCGCCGCGGCCTTCGCCTGCGGGTCTGGCAGCACTCGATCAAGCAGCTGTGTTACGGGTCCGATCAATAGTTGCAGCACGTTCATTCCCAAACTCCTGATCGCATGATTCTCGCCATCCGCTCGCAGCGCGTCGGCGTCTCCCTATTCCAATCGCTGTCAAGCATCTCGATACTCGCCGTGACGTAGTCGCGGATCTTCAGCGCTGCGATCATGCGCACGAACTTGGCGACGCCAGCCGTGCCAAGCTGGAATGCCATGCAGACGATGACCTGCTGTCGCACGTGGTCTAGCCCCGAGAACCAATCGAAGCGCGTCTCGCACTCGGCCAACCGCCGATTGATGTCGTTGCGCAGCAGGTAGCGCGACTCCTCGCGAGTGATGCCGCCGCCTTTGCGCTCGTCGATGAGGCGGCCAACGCCGATGGTCAAGTAGCCGAGGTGATCTGGATACGCGTGCAGGACTTCGTCCTCATCGAGGACAAGCCGCGCGATGAGTTGGCCGTGCGAGATCATTTGCCAATCATCTTCAGCGCCCAATCGCCCATCGATACCAGCCAATCACGCACGCGGCGCATGACGCGATTGATAATCACAACTGCCTGCTGAGTAGCCATTCAATGCCTCGCTGCTTCAATCGTCGCCTGCCTCACGTCCTCGCGCAGCAGCAGGACCTGTGTTTCAAGGGCTTTGATCTTTTCGTCCTGAGCGCGACTGGACTGCCACGAGATTCCGAGCGCAGAGCTGGCGAGAATCGCCACCAGCACAATCCACGGCATGCTTTTGTTTACACTGTTATCCACCGGCGCATGCACAGCCGCGCCCTGGCCTGCATTGACCATCGTCGCAGGCCTGCCGAATTCGTTGCGGTATTCGCAGTCAGCCATGTCTTCGCTACTGCCCACGGCGGCGCTCTCCTTCGCGAATTCTCTGCTCGTGGTCGCGTATCTGATCAATAATCCAGGTGTTCTGCGTCAGCAGCTGCTGCGCAACCTCAGACAGCGTCGTGATCTTGAGCACGCCCCACGTGCAAATGCCCAGGAATAGGGTACCGGCGATGGCTAGCACGCCAGTCTGCAGCGCCGACAGCCGCCGATCGGTGACCTGTATCTTCGCTCCTGCGCCTTGCATTCCGGCAATGGCGGTGAGCAAGCGCTGCACCTGCTCTTCGCTCATCTCACGTGGGCGGGTGTCGGGGGTGGTCATCTGGGCCGAATCGATCCGGGCGCCTCAATTACGGCAACGCGCTGCTCCAGCGCCCGAACCTGCTGGATAGTCTCCTGCAGGGCCTTGCAAAGCACAGGCACCAGAGCTCCACGGTCAATCCCCATTATGGCCTCCGGATCCGTGCCGCCGCTCACCGCATCCGGGAAGACTTCGTATAGCTTCTGAGCGACGAACCCGTGTTCGACGTGTACATCGCCCTCAATCCAGTCAAAGGAATCAACAGGCAAAGACAGCACTAAGTTGACCGCGCTTGGTGCCGGCAGGACGTTTCTCTTGAGCCTCCCATCAGAACTTGTGTTGTAGCGAACCGCAGTACCAGCGCGGTTGAAGTCAATGCTGCCTCGAGATGTCCCGCTTGAACCTTCAGTCAGGAACTGCAGAAAGATGTTGTCGCCAGCTGTCGCCGTGTTCCACACAAACCCGGTAGAGGTTGCCGCGGTGGCGCTCTTGATGGTCAGCGCGGCGGCAGAGCCTGTGGCCGTGGAGATGTGGGCCATTGCGCCGGTAGTGGTTGGCGCAGCCCCGACTGAAAATGCGCTCGCGTTGTTGTCGGACGGGAACGCAACTCTGTCGACGGTCGTGCCGGTGCGGTCGACGGTGAGCCAGTTGGAACTCGAATTATCGGCATCATTCAGGATTCTGAATATGAGCTGCTCAGAAAGAATTCCAAAATCCCAATAACGATTGTTGGCGGCTGCGTTTGACTGGTCCAGCATAATGAACGGGAAACTGCTGCTCGCCATTATAGCGGTTGCTTGGCTTGCCCCCCTCGCCTGCGTGAAAGTCCATTTTCCAGTCATCGTCGGAGTGATGGACTGAGACGCCGGCGCGGCATCGGAGCGCATGGAAGTTGTCGCAGTGCCGTTGACCGCCGAAAGGCCAATAGAGGCTGAAGGGTTGGCGAAGCTGACGACGTTATTATTGACCGCTACTCGCACAAGAGACGCAGGCACGTTGCCGCTGTCCATGACCACATCAATTGTCGTCACACCAGCGCCGAAGCTGGACACCGAAATACGGCCGAAGCCTGTTGTTGCGCCTACCAGCTTGACGCGATAGCCGACCACGTAGCGCGCGGTTAGATCACCGGCGACCGTGAACGTATCGTTGTCAACGCGAGTCGGAGTATCGCCAAAATCGAAGTACGGCAGCTCCTCGAAGCTTTCGCGGATGTCCGCCTGCATTTGTCGGCCACAATCGTTGATCGTCGAGGCCGCCTGGCCTTCAGGCCAACCGTTGGGCGGGGCGCTGTCGTTGTCTGCTGGGGTCGTTGAGTAGAGGCGAATGGTCATGAGCCGGCCTTGTTTTTATTGGTATAGGCCACGCGCCAGCTCGTCTTCGATCGGCTGCGTGCCAATGATAATACCCGGAAGCGCCTGCTGTGTCGGTATGCCGGCGATGCGGCGCACATAATCGCGCGTCGCATTGGCCGCATTCACGCCGCTGTTGAGAGCAGATCTGCCGAGGGCTGTATTGCCGCCTGCAAGGTATGCGCGCGCTCCGAGGTTGCCGAGCAGGTAGCGGCTGGCATCGAATGCCCCGTTGGGGTTTCCGAGGCGCGTCGCGGTGCCGCTGTTGCCCACAATCGGCCCGAAGGTTCGGGTATTTGCGAATCGCAGCGCATCGTATAGCCCGGAGTCGTTGTAACCGCGCAAGTAGCCGTTCTTGTCACTGCGCGCGAAGGCGTTGGCCAGCTGGCCGGCGCGTACGGTGCCGCTGCCGGGGTCAATAGCGCCTGATTTCTCGGCGGTGAGCAGGTTTCGGTACTGATTCCGGGCTTCGGTGAGTTTTCCGGCTGCTTTAGGACCTGCCGATCGAATCAGCGCGTCATGAAGCGCGTCACGGATCTCGCCAGCAGCCACGCGCGTCCCGCCGGTGCCACTTCCGCCGCTGATACGGCCGAGCGCTGAGTAGATCGACTGAAATGCCGGTCCGTCGATGGCCCCGCCTGCCTGCGCGGCCTTGTTCACGATCTCGCCGAGCTGGTTCTGGATCACCTTGCCTTCGGCTTCGGTCAGCTCGAGCGCTGCACGCTGCCCGATCTGCGACAACTGCGACTCAAGCTGAGCGTCATAGGCCACTTTGTTGTTGGCCGCGGCATCATCGAACACCTTGCCGATGCGTTGGGCAGCGTTTGCAAGCGCCTGGCTCGACACCTCATCACCTGACTCGCCGATGGCCTTCAAGAACTCGCGCTGGACCACGCGCCCATTGTCCGCCGAGAGCTTCAGGAGCGGCCCGGAGGTGCTCGGGTAGCTTTCCAGCTTGGCTTCTATCTGCCGCAATTGCGGACTGCCAAGGCGCGCGCCAGGCGTGGCCCGCAGTCCAAGGCGCTCACCGGCCGCAAGCGTCGCCTGCTCCGTCGCATTGAGCCCTAGCGGCGCCGGCAACTGTGGTCCTCCGAGCTGGCCTGGCGCTGGGGCCGGCGGTACCGGTGGATTCGTTGGCGGATTCAGCGGTGGCTGACCGGGGCGCGGCGCTGGCGGAGGAACCGGCGGCGAACCCGGCCCAGCCTGCGGAGCCAGCTTGTTGTAGATGCCGCCGAACAGCAGGCCGCTACCCAGCGCCGTCGCGTTGTTCAGATAGCGCGAGATGCGGTCATCCGGCCTTACTGGCTCAGTCTCAAGGCCGACGGCGCGCATGCCCTTCTGGATGTTCTGCGAACTGAGCGGCACGTCTTCGCGCTTCACGGGCTTCACAAAAGTCGGAATGTTGTCGCCCAACTGGATTGGCAGGTCCGCGCGGGTGTATTCCTTCTTCTCTGGCTTTCCCGTCAGCTTGTCCTTGAGCAGGTAGCCAGCGCCAACCGCGGCAGAGCCAACGTCAGCCAGATTGATGCCGAAATCAGCAGGCAAGCCAAGGGTGTACGCGAAGCCCTTCCCGAGCCCTCCAGCTGCGGCCTGGAAGCGATCCGCGGCTGTTGCGGGCGGCAGTGGCGGCTGCAGTTCGTTGATGATCTCCGCATCGCTATAGCCCGCCGCACGGGCTCCAGCGGTGTCGAATTTTGAGTCCTTGGCCAGTTCGTCTGCGATCTCGGCGTCTGAATAACCCGCCGCTCGAGCGCCTTGTACGTCGAAGGGCATGCCTTATCTCCGGAAGGACGAGAGCGGCGGCCTCTTAGATTGAGGCTGAGGCCTATCCGTCACGCCGGCTTGTTTTCGGACTCTATCCAGCGTTCCGACTACGACTGACTCGAGATCATCCAATGCTACTCGCGCCGCATCAGCAGATTGCGCTTGCTGCAACCTCGCAATTGCGCCCTCTGCCTTCGTCCCTTCAACCTCTGTGATCTGGCCCCCGCCCTTGAGAGAGTTGTACGCCTCCAGAAAGGTCTTACCTTTGACTTGGTCGAGATAAGTTTGTGCGTCTGCCGCATCAGTGCCAGGAATGTTTGGTAGCGCGCCGCGCAAGCCGAAGATCCCATTGAAGCCAGGCGCTCCTTTCAGGTCTTTGATGGACTTAAGCATGAACGCGGCATTTTGCTCAACTCTTGGGAGATCGAACTGCGTGGCGGCCGTCTGATTGCCAGTTGTAGTTCCGGCTGCGGTAGCACGAGCAATGTCTTGCTTCGACTGCGCAACCTGCGCCGTGGGGGCGACAGTCTGTAAATCTCCGGTGACTTTATTCAGAAGCTCATCACCACGCGCCGTCTGAACATACTGGTAAGGCTGGCTGTTGCGCTTGATCTCCAAGAACTGCTTCTGCTGCTCCGGGGTGAGCTTGCTGTAATACTCGTAGCTCTGGATGTCCGATGGCGCTTGCTGCGCGGTCTGCTTGGACTTGATGTAGTCCTGGAAGCTGCCCTGAAAACCATTCGCCTGCGCAAACTTGTACTCCGCCACCAGCGCCGGATCTCCATTCCCCGCCGGTCCGCGCTCGTTGCGCTGGATCTGAGACTTGAGCAGCAACTGCTGGAGCTGGTTGTCGATGCTGCCTTGATTGGCCGCTTGTCCCGCTTGGATGGCCTGCCCCAGCGCTGCTCCCAAGCCAATCCCTGGACCCGGCTGCGGGCCACTGTTGGCGAGCAATGATGCCCCGAATGATAAAATCCCCTGCCGGCGTGCGGCAGCCTGCATCTCTGGAGTCAAGAGCCCGCCGCCAGCGCCGCTAGAGGGATCTACGCCGGGGTCTCCAGCGCCCGCGCCAGCGGCCGCGCCTTGCGGGGCAAGCAATCCGAATTTTCGCAGCAGGTCACTGAATGGCATGCATCAATTCCCGAAAGCTCCCAACAGTCCGCCCAAAACAGCGCCACCGGCGGCGAGATATGGATTTCCAGTCCCAGCGCCAGCGAGCCCTAAACTGGCTGCCCCTCCGAGTGCCCCCGCCGCCCGGTTGCGCGTATTCGGCGTGACTGTGGTTTGGCTGCCCCCAGGGAATGATCCGGTAATGCGCTGCAAGTACCGGTCCAGATTGATCTGAGGCGCCTGTTCGTAATAATTGAAGCGCTCTATATCCGAATCCAGCATTTGCTGCCGCAAATCTTCGTTGCTCCGCCCAACACCCTCTAGCGCCGACAGATCCGCGTAGTCCTGTGCAGCAAGCTGAGGCGCGATCTGCGCGTTGGCCAATTGCAACCCTCGCTGCTGCTGGATGTCGTCCAGAGCACGGTTCTGCGCGTTCTCAAAGCCTGTGGCACCAATCCCTCGCATCTGCTGCAGCTCAGACAGGGAGCGGTTGCGGTCCTGCTCATACGCCCCGCCGTAGACCTGATTCGCCAGGTCGTTCAGCTCGAGAGCGGCGGGCGCACGCGCAGCGCCTGTGTTTCGGCCTGCGGCTGCAAAACTCGACTGCAGCCGATTCTGGACTTGATCGGCCGCGCGGTTGAAAGTGGCATCCAGATACGGATTGGTCGCCCCCGCGAACTCCCTGGGCTGGCTCGAATAGGGATTCATGGCCGAGCCGAATTGCGAACTTACCGGGCCATTGAGCGTGCGCTGCGCGTAGCCCTGAGCGGCATCGACTACCGGAGAGCCATTGATGGCGCGCTGACGGGTTCCCTCAAGAGCCGCTCTGGTGTTTTCGTCGTAGTCGACGACAGTCTGACCAGGGAAGAACTGCGGGGTACCTGCCCGATAGAGATTCTGCGAGGCGCGAGCGGCGTCCTCCAAGAAGGGACGGATGAATGCAGGCGGCTCCTGCGTGGTCGTTGTTCGGGAAGGAGAGCTGCTACCGCCCATGACTTGCCTCTGATTCAGTGGACATTGCGATACTTCCTCAGCACGATGCTTGCAAAATCGTAGTCTGGCAGCAGTTTTTGCCAGCCCTTACGACCCTGAATCTCCACCCATTCGCAGCCCTGCTCAAACATCCACGGTTCGATCGTTTCCCGCAGCATCGCAAAAGCTGCCTCATGCGCAACACCGGCGGCGATCCAGATCACGCCAAAACGATGACTCGGCGTGTTCTCTATGCGCGTGATGACCACACCGATCACATCATCGCCCTCTCGAATGCCAAAGCACTGCGCTCTTTTGTCAGCGAGTTCTGCGAAGACATCATCTAGCGTCCACGGCAGATCTGTTACACGTGAAACAAGCCGCGCGATGTCTGGCCACGCCGCCTCGAGTTGATCCGATGGAACGCAGAATGGTTCAGCCAGTGCGGACATAGGAAAAGGTCCGGTCTACTTGCGCGTTGTTCGCGTGCGTGATCGTGAAGGCTCCCTTGGTCTTGTCCGTATCTGCGATGTACGTTGTTGTAAGCGCGGCCGCGGCATTCGCGGTCTTCGGCTGCAGTAGCACAGTCATCCCGGATTCGAACTTGTTGTCAGTCACCGTAGTGCTCGTGGCGCCAGCCGTCAGCGTCACCTCGCCGGTCACGTTGCCGCGGCCATCGATCAGCCCATTTACTGCATCTGTCAGATTCCACAGATGGATGTTGACCGGGAGGTCGCGCTTTTGCTGGTACGGTAGGCTCATGTGCCGGCGGCCTGCTGTTGGAAATGCACCCCGATCGCCTGCTTAAAATCTCCCTCAATCACCATCCGGGTGCGGTTGTAGCGCGCCTCTGTGTCGAAATCGCAATAACCGGTGGAGTCAGTGCGCTCGGTATCGGCGGTGTACGTCGGGTCATCATCAAGCAAATTCCGCTGACCCAGGGCTATCGTGACCTGCGCGGATGATCCGTTTCCGGTCACCAGGGGCTTGACGCCGCCGACATAGGTATAGAGGCCGGGATTCAGCTCTACCTCCTGGCCATCAAGAGTGGCTGTGCCGGGGCTGCCCGCCAGAGTTCCGACCTGGAAGTCATCATCCCAACCAAAAATAGCCGCTGCCCCGCCGGCCCAAAATGGCGAGTCCAATGGAGGCTCGATGTCATCAATCGATGCAAAAAGATCGTCGAAGTCATCGATTGATGTGGGCAAGCTCAAGCCTGGGATTATTAGTTCAGCCACCTGCTCCGCATGAGTCCAGCGCTGTTCGATGTAGTTGTACACGATCAACGCGTTCGGTTGCCCTCCGCTGTTGCCGCTCGCCGGGAATGCCCAGTAGATGATCTTCTTGGTGAGATCGACCGCGCTGCACACGCGCTCTGGATAGGTCTGGTCCCAATTCTCCAGGAACCACTGGTCTACCTGCCCGTCGCCGATAGGCTCAACGTTCACGCCGTCCGTGACGTAGAAGCCATCCGAGGCGATGAAGTAGCGCCGCTTGCCGATCGTGGCTATGCCGTTCGGGCAGATGCAGCCCCGCGATGAGTCGATATTGTCGAACTGGAAGACGATGTCCCCGCCCACGTAGGTCGCCCGCGAGATACGCGAGCGCTGGAAGATGATCCCGAATTGCTCATCGCCCTCGATCCCGGTCACCGGCCCTCCGGCGCCGTTCTGGACCTGCCGGCCGGACTGCTTGGTACGTGCATCCGCTGTGTCAGGTGTTGGCCAGTCGGTCGGATCATCGATCGCTGACCACTGGATCGCGCTCGGCAGCCGCCCATCTACCGGATCATCAAGATCACCGAGCACCACGAAGCGCCCTATCACCCCCACCTGGCGCGCATTGGGGGCGGTGCCTGTGTCGGCCAGGTCCTCGAAATCTGCCGCCGCGCCGATTTGCAGCTTCTGCGGCACATCTGAGAACGACGTGGCAATCACGAAGTCGTCGAACTGCACAAAGCGCCAGTAATCCAGCGTCGAAAGCGTATAGCTGAACGCGGTTGAGCGATCCACCCATGTCGCCGCTGATCGCTGATAAAGATCCGTCGCGGTGCCTGCGTACAGGATCGTATTGGAGTCGCTATCTACCACCGAGATGGCGCCATAGGGGCGAGAGGCAAGCGCTCCCTGCTGCGTCGAGAGCGGCCTGTATGGCACGTAGCTGCGCGCGACAGGCAGAACGTTTAGCGCCTCCGTAAGGCCAGGATTGTCGAGCGTCGGGATGTCCGGCAGCCAAGGGCCGAATTTCACCACGCCATCGGATGCGCGGCTCACGCGAGTACCTCTTGGAAGGGACTACCTGACTCGTCCTCTTCCCGATGCAGCGCGCGATAGTCCTGCAGCGCATCGCTGTACAGCTGCTGCCAGATGGGGATTCGCGCGTCGTTCTTGCTAAAAGGCTCGGCTTGCAGGAGCGAACCGTACAGCACCAGATCCGGCGCGTTGACGATCAGCCAATGCGCCGCCGCATCCCCCGCGAAGCTCCGCAGCACGACCGGCTTGCCCCAGTACACGCCCTTGATGGTGTAGTCATCGTCAGGCAGCGGGCCGAAGACGAAGTTCGTGCCATCACGCGCAATCTGCTTCGGCGTTCCGGTGTCGGCGACGCCGCGCGGGTAGCGGCCATAGAGCTGCGTGAGGCTCTTGCGATCGAGCGCCGGCTGATTCTCGCCATCGACGTAGGCGACTTTGAGACCCAGGTAATCAGCCGGGACCGCTACGACGGAGCTGGCGATGGTTCCGATCGCCCCCGTGACTTCCATCCACCGGCCGAAGTTGCGCGGCTGGCGGTAGAACTTCTCTTCCCAAGCCTGAACGAAGTTCGGAGCGAACGAGGTGAGATTCGAGCGCTTGAGATAGTCCCCGATCGCGGTCAGGAGCGATGTGTACGTTGTGATGACTGCCACGACATCACAGCCTTCCCGGCGTCACGCGCAGGAATCGGTACTCGTTGGAGTTCAACCGCTGGCGAAGCTTCTTCTGATAGTCGGGCTGTTGCTCATCGAAGATGTTGAAGCCTTCGCGAATCCAGCGCTCGATGATGACGTTCGGGATGTCCGCGACCATGCGTCCGTCGAGCCCAGCAAATGGCCGCCAGTCCGACACGTCGTTGTAAGCAGCCTTATTGGCATCCAGGTACGGCTGGACGTCCTGCACGCGATGGCACACGAGCTTGTCGCCCTCGAAGCGCCAGTCTTCAGCGATGTCATCGACCACGCCGCACCCCGCATCGGTATGCGCGTAGGCATTCGCGAGCCAATTCTGCTCGACCTCGATGCTCAGCGGGTTGAGGGTCTGGCTCATCGAGTGAGCTCAGTCACGCAGCCGACGCCGGCCGTGCCGCCAGTCGCCTTGATGAAGGCAATTTTCTGCCCCGGCGTGACACGAATGTTCATGGGCACGTTGGCCGGCAGGTAGTGATTGTTCGCCGTGTCCGCTACCGCGGTAGGGGCCGCTCCGATCGCAATCCATGCATTCGTGGGCGCCACGACGCGAACTTCGTAGATGTTCGCCGAGACGCCATTGGTGGTCGCAACGCTCGCGTCATATGACACCACCTGAGAGATGCTCAGGCGGTAAGTCGTATCCTGTGAGCGCTGTGTCGTCACGGCGTGAAGGTGGCGTTGATGGTGATCGGCACGGTGGAGTTGCCGCCGCCGTCCGTCGTCACCGTGATGCGGTCGCCCTTGACGATGTCGCCCAGCGCCGAGCCGGAGCTGGTAATGACGATGGTCGGTGACAGATTGGTGCCGTTCTTGGAGACCGTGAGCGTGGCATCACCACCGGCGAGCGCGCCAGACAGCATCGTAACCACCTCGAGCCGTGTGGCGTCGATCGGCGCGATGAAGTTGACGCTGCTGGCCGCGGCAACGTCTGCCATCGGCAGAGTTAGCGTTTCCCAGCCAAGTGGACGTACTGACATGGACAGCTCCTATCAGGAAGTCGTGAGGTCGCGGATGATGCCGTGGGCCTTTGGCTCACTGACTTCCAGCGTCCACTCGCCGATCACTAGTTTGCGGATGCTGTCGCCGGTCTTCGCCAGTGGCTGCACCTCTATTGGTCGCAGCCATGCGATCTTCGCGTTGTCGGTGTCTAGCAGGAGCACATTTCGCGTGGTGCAGAAGCGGTCAGCCACGACCTTGAGCACGTTGAAGTCGTCCTCGTAGATCGCGATGCTGTTGATCAGCTTCTTGCCGCTGGCGTCCATGTTGCGGTTCTGATTTCCCGC